GTGTTTCTTACATGCTTTTACTGTCATATTTCTCAGTGTGTTTATTATTGGTTATTAAGATAACAGATACTGCTGGCGTTTTACTGCGGACACATCTAAGTCTCCAAGCTCCGGCACATCCGGCAGTACTGCTTCTGGGTTGTTGTTGATTTGCTCCGCACGGAACTCGCCTAGGAGGTCAACGGTGAAAGTCTTTGTATACATCTCTCGTACTTTTGTATTACATTTTCGTACATTACTTGCATGTGTCACAAAGCAGTCATGTATAGTAGCGAGGTCAAAGTCAACCTCATTAGCTACTTGGTGTACGATACAAGCATCAAGGCTGTGGATAAAGTTAGCAGTGATGGCGTTCATCTGTCCCCTTTCGTCTATGTTATCTCCCAGCTCATCTGTTGTTATACTGATGCTCATGTTTTGAAACACAGACTCCACCTTTAACTTCTTAAATTTACGGTAGCTTTGTACTACTTTGAATCCAGTAGGTGTAGACCAAGTGATCGGTTCATCACACCCTAATGCTCGTACACATTCACGTAAGAACTTCATCACTCTGTTAACTGGACGACACGCTTGATCTGCTAATCGATTCACGATCTTACATAAATAGATAACAGCAGTTAACATCTCACCAGTCGATGACCAGTTGTGGTTCACTCCGATACTTTTGAATACATCTTGTACGAGGTTGTAATGAGTAGCTCCGTACGGTCTGTTCATGATAGCAAGCTTTGCTAACTTCCGGCTGATACCATACTTCAACCAGTTTTGTGCAATCACACCACCGTCTGCCAGTAACTCCTCACGCACACGGTCAGCAAACTCTTGGTACATATCATTCGCTCGGTCCTCTTCAACAAGGTTACACATACGACCCGTCTCTTTGTCCCGTAGTAATAACGAAAGGATTTGCATACCGTTGTTGCTACAGTCTTGGCGGACGGGAAGGTATGATACATATCCGTATCCCTCTTCCGTGAACTGCTTGAACTCCAGACAGAATCGAAGGAAACAAAACGGATCAGCTGCCTCGGTCCACCAATCGGTTCCGTGTGGATCATTCGCTGCTTCAAGTATAAACTTCTGACGCTTACCTACCCACTCAATACGTTGATCCCGTGTACCTTTTACGCCCCACATGTTTGCACCGTGCAGAAATATCGACATAACATCCTCTTCATCCACCACCTGTTGTCCGTTACTGAAGTCTAACAAACTCTTGGCTAAATCAGAACCTTGTGGGTGCAAGTAGTACGGAATGGCGTACACTCTGCCTCGGTAATCACAACGATACGGAAAGTAAAACTTATCCCACTTACTGTATATCTTGGCAAGGTGAAGGACACGTAAGGTCAGGTAACGCTTGCTACTGTTTGCTTCGTTGACGCTCTTGATGTCCTTTTGCTTCAGCTTCCACGCCCGTAACTCATGCTCGTCTCCTCCCGTGTACCTCGGTTGCTCAGGAATCTCACTAAAGTTAGGTATATTTCCAACAACTCGCTTGTTATCCCAACACTTCTGTACAATAGATAACATATCATCGTTGATCTGCCACGGTACTTGTTGAAGTTTATTAACAGCGGACATTGCGTGTTCGTAGCTACGCTTGTGTTCCTTGAACCAAGACAACGGTTTACCCGTAAAGAACTCTTGCGGTGGCATATGCTTTAAGCTGTACCCTCCACCCACTAAGCCATACCAATCAACAGGTTCGTCAGGTAATGCCATCTTAAATACACGAGTCGTCTCTTTCCACGCATCAAATCGTTTGACCCAGTCCGTATACTCACCGCTCGGTACACAGATACGCTCCGGTTTGTGTCCCTTCTGAGTACCAACAGCAAAGCCGATCTGCCAGATGCCCGTCTCGATGCGTATCTCTTCTAACAACCACGCACCCAGTCCCGCCTTACATTTAGTATCCCACAGCGTGAACCGTTCCTCCTCATAGTCGTAAAACTGCTTGAGCTTCATCGCTTTAGATCGGTCATCAAGGGCAAGTAAATCTTTCTTGTGTGGATGCATCAGCTCCATCGCTTTGTCCCACCGTGCTTGGTTCTCAAATGCTTTGCCGATCTTATACGCCATCCTACCAACAGGTAAATTAAATTGGAGGTTGTCAAGCAGGGTCTGTAAAGCCATCGAAGCTATCTGATACGGACACATATCAAGGACGAAGGTGAGGAACAACGGTGTGGTGTGCTGTGTGTTACCTCCGAATGTGTACATGAAATCATCCACCCGCTTACCTAACCTTGGAGCCATGACCCGCAGTAATCTTTTAGCGGATTCCGTCTGACTCGACTCGCCTTCTGCTCTCAGCTTTGCTTGTCGGTTACGGTACGCAGTTCTTCCCCACTCCCTCATCCGCCAAGTTGGGCCGCGAGTAGGTTCTTTCTCTTTACTCATAGGTTCTCGAAGTTGTCAAAGGTAGTCTTCGGCTTCATGCGTTGTATGTCTGTACGAACAGCTACTAAATTGCCCTCCTTGTCCCGCTCAAAGTGTTTCACCTCGGTGTTATTCCAAAAGAGTTGGTAGCCCTCGTGGATAGCTTTCGGGTCTACCTTCCCCCAGTCTATGTCGTGCCGGACACACACACCCCAGTCGCTATAGCTTTCCTCCACTTCGCAACTCCTCTCTTATTATATCCGCTTCCGCTTCCCAAAAAATGTCAGCGTTTGCGTGGGTCATCGATGCGTTCTGCGAACAGGTAATCTTCGATCTCCTCTTCAGTAAGCCCTTTAATTTGTTCCAAATGATATTCTCTTTCCAATCTTTCTTTTTCGGCTTCATTATAGTGGTCTTCGTAAGGTTGTGATAGCCAAGTGTCGTAGCTGTATCCGTTCATTGGTTCTTTATTGTATTTGATCTCATCAGGTATCACCCACGAGGTTCGGTTAAATAGTCCAGTCTTAAAGGTCATTATACATCCAAGCTAGGAAGATAAGACCGATCACGGACAGGCAGAATAATCCAAGCATACTCATAATTAGTTCTCCTTCGGTTAAGGTCACAGCGGGTTGCCTGTGTTCTGTCGGATAACGCCTTCAATCGTTGAAGATCGGTTTATCAGCTCCGCTTGTAGTTCCTCCAGTCTATCACGGACAGTTAAGTTGTCAGGTAGTTTATCACGGACGGACAGGTAATGCTCAATTAAAGCACGGATGTGGTCGTTGTCGAGGTCGTTCATGTCTAGGAAATCGGTTAGGTTATCAGTCATCTGTTTCTTGGTCTGGTCTCATATGCTCATCCATCATATCGTCAATGTATTGGTCAGCTATTGATTCGCCATACACCTCGGTTTCTTCATGTCGTTTCATCATTCCTTTTTGCCACTTAGCATTCCACTCTTCAAAATCCCACTTCTTCTTAGGTAAGTTTCCGTTGTACATGAAATCAAGAATTGGTGGAGGCATACAATTAAAAAGATCAAACATATAACTCACTTCTTTTTGGTTTTTACACTTGGTTAGAATGTCAATACGATCACCTTTCCAATGGATTACTTTTCCGATTGTTATCAACATTAAACTTCCCGGTAAAGAGTTAAGTCAAAAGAGATCGGATTGATGTCAGGTAATGGAAGATCAAATCGATTCGCAACCTCTTCAATCACCCAAAAGGATGTGAAAAGATCGGTGTCTTGCTTGCCTTCTAGTTCCTCTTCGATTTTACTAGGTACTCTAATCGAGACTCCTGTAACATTGTCTTTATTGAATGCGAATAATTTTATTTTCATAGGTATTGGTTTAGTATTTATTTATCGGTTATTAAGCATTGCGGACAGGTACTTTGTGCCTCCATTTTAGGAGATGTCAACCCACAAGTATCGCAAACTTTAGGTGATCGGTTAAGTTCACGCATAACATCCTTTGCTTGTTCTATGAAATGCTCCTTTGATTCCGCTGTGCCTTGGTACTCAGGATGTTGACGGCAAGCCCATATAAGCTGTGGTGCTGTTAAATATCTCTCTGAGTCTATTCGATAGAAGAAAGCTATTTGCTTTCCCCTATGGTCGGTTAGGTAGATGGTTACTGACATATTGATTGCTCCAGTTTATTCAGTTTTGCATAGGCTTTGCTCAATTCATTTCTAAGCCAGTCCACATATGTCGGATCGTCTTGCCAGTAAATTATAGCTTGCTTTGTATCCTCGATTATTTGCTCAAGGTTTCTTATGTCGGATAAGTTATTCATAGTCAGGTAAGGTTAGTCGGTTAGTTTGCAAGCCATTCCTCAAATGTTAACAAAGGCTCGCCTGTTGTAAAATCATTGCCTTTACCATCATCTGCACAGGTAAGATAACAAAGGTATTCTTCATCATGCGTGCCTCTAAGCTTGGTTTGGCAGTTGTAAGTGGTTTCAAGTAAGGACTCATTGTCTAAGATATTATCATTCATTTTGGTTTTCTAATAGGTAAGGTTAGGTATTAGGAACTAAGGCAAAGCAGTAGCACAAGCCACCACGAGCCAAAGCAAATATTTAAGATTAAGAAGTTGATAAGGTAGTCTTTAATAGTTTGTTTCATATTATTTCAGTTGTCTTTATAGTTTTAAAACAAGTTGTTAGGTAATCTATTAAATCTTGAGTTGTCTCAAATCTTTCCTTTGTTTCAACACCTCTAATATCACCTAACCAAAAAGTATAGGAATCAGTATTGTCGTAAATTACTAAGTGATCTCTTTTCATTATGCTACAACCTCCGATTCAATGTGCTGATAGGCTGAATAGATGCCATTGCGAATGAGAAAGAAAGCTATCCAAGTTATGTGAGCATTTATATCACCTTCAAACTCAAAGCCATTGTCTTGAACTTCCTCTACAGCTTCATTGAATAGCTCATGGTTGTATTCTCGCATCATATTTACTAAATCCCATGCCTTAGCGTAATAGATAACATATTGACAGCCATCAGCTATTTCGTGGATGCGTTCAGTAACTTCTATATCATCTGAGTAGCTGTCATTAATATCCTCAGCGAGGCGTTGGCAATAGTCTATATATTCTTTGTAGTTTTTCATTCTTTTTGGTATTTGGTGTTATTAATAATTGAGACCGCTTTGATCGATGATTCCCTCGTCTCCCGAAGAAATAAGAAACCATGCAGTTTGTTTACCTGATGTATTTCTGACGATTATTTCAGATAGTTCCACGGCATTGACAGCATCTTTTAAAGCTTTGTAGCCGTAGCCATCATTGATAGGTTCGATGCAGTCGCCATCATTAGCGAAAACATCCACGAGACCGCACTGGAGCGAGCCGAGGCGGTGTAACAATTGGTTTAAGTTATTATTCATAAGCAAAGCTATTGATCGAAAATCTAAAGCTTGTCAATACTTCGGTGTTATTTTCTATCGAATCGATACTCTTTGAAGTTTAGCTAATAGTTGTATAACTTGAGCTAATAGCAAGATAACTTGAGCTACAATTGCTTATTGAGACTGAATCTCATAATTGAGACAAAGTTGAGAATCGAACGGAAAAGAAGAAAAACACTAATGCAAACAACTTGCAATAAGGAAACAATTAGTCCGTCTCAATAGCGTCTCAATAAGCCAACTCTTAATGCAACTTACTTGCAATAACGAAAAAAAATCAGCGTCAAACTGGCAATGTTTACATAAGTCCTTGATAGTCAACAAAACTAATTAGACATAATATGTATTATGCGAAACAACATCCCCTCCCCTATAAGAATCTTGCGGGTACACACGGGGAAAAAACTTGCGGGCGTATATAGCGTTACCCGTTCAGATTTTTCTATCGAAACCTTTCGAACAGCTGTAGCAAAGTGCTACTTATCGCTTGATATAAGAAGCATTAATCGACCGTAAGGAAGTTAATGCGTTGCATCGGCACGATGAATGTAATGCTTTATACCGTCCGTAAGGGCGATATTGATGTAATCCTCATCGGATGCTACCTCTTTGCCCCATTTAACAAGCATTTTGTGGGTTGTGTCTTCCATCTCCAGTCCGAGCTTCACGTGCATCTCTTCTTCCTCAGATACGATACGAATGATCGGCAGGTCAGGATTAAAAGTGGGGGAAAGCTTCGTCGTCGGTGTTGGTGTCTTCTTCTTCATTATCGGTGTCCTCTGTTGTTAGTTCTCCAGTGAATATAACATCATCTGTTTCCGTCAGTACTGACAGTTTACAGAAGTCCAGACACCCAGCTATGGTGTAATCGTTAAGATCGTATTCGCTCTTGAACCTATACACTAGCTTGGCTAGTTCGTACTGGAACGTATCTGTTTGATCGTTGATATTCATCGATAACATAGTACCTCTTTCCGAGACGTTTTAACAGACAATTCTAACACCCTCTTGTACCCCTCTTACTTACTGATGTTTTTTCATTTAGTATTGACAGAGTCCCTTCGGCTTGAGAAAGTTATAATAATGAGATTTAGATAGTCGTTATAACTTACGTTTAAACGTCTCATACCGATAGGTATTCTTAATAGGTAATATAGATAAGCAATAAGCAACAACAACAACAGAGGTTACATTAGCTGACGCTTGTTGTAGTAGTTCCTATTCCTCTTCGATACATAGAGTACCAATACAAATACTACAGCTCCATCAAGATCAATACATCAGTTGTTATTATTGCTCATACTCCGTTCTTTCGCAATAACCTCTAATACTAACAGATTGATAACGTGATCTTTAAATAGGTCTTTTAAGGATAGGTGTGTCTACAGACGTAGACCTAGTAAATCTAAACTTTAACTTTAGTATTTCAAGGTATAGCTATAATTAGTGTATTTAAACTAACTACCTCATCACCTTATATAACAGTTAAAGCTTTGTTATAACGATAAGAGGTTTGTTATTAAGAGCTATTGATGAGCGAAGCGAGCAATAGCGATGAGGAGCGTTAGCGACTCACATCCAAGTGACAGCTACAGCTTTGTTATTACGCTTATGGAAGCTATCAGTGAAGTCTTGTAGTTCTTTATGTAGTAGTTCTTGTTGTCTATCAACCATCGATTGGTCAGCGTTAGCAGCCATCTGCTGCGTCCAATAACCAACAGCGATTGATAGAGCGTCAAGACGGTCATCATGTACCAGTGATCCTTTATCTCTTGTTATCCGTGATAGCTGATACATTAACATATATCTAGTTTGTTGTTCTATAGGATAGCTAAGAGCTGATCTGTAATCATTTGTTATAACAGAAGGATCTACAACCAGACGATGAGCGTTAAGTACAGGTTCCATTACATCAACGATACGAAGTTCCTTTTGTTTGTTATGACGTACTTCTTCTATAGTTACAGGGTAAGTGGTACGAAACAACGGTTTAATCAGCTCCATGAACATACCGTCTCCAAAGTTAGACTCTATAACAACGATATTAACTTTGTTATCCTTTGCTATAGCTACCAGCTGTTTAAGGGTCTTCTCGTCGTACCCACCTTTTATACCACCCGCATCAGGTACGTACAGTTGTCCGTTAAGCATCTTTACCACAGCGTACCCTGTCTCGTCCTTACCCCGTCCTGATGGGTCGATAGATAACACAGAGCCAGTATACGGTATCATATCCCCAACCGTTGAAGAGGGACGCCTGAATCGATCCCCCGCCAATCCGACATTAGGTAGTTCTCTATCTGTGTTATCAGGGTCACTGGACCACACAATCTTTTCAGGAGCTAGGTCTACATCTACATCAGATATTATCAAATCGTTTATCTTTAGTGGGTATCGATCAGCATCG